GATTCAAACTTCAAGGATACCTCACGATGCTCAACTCGTAAATCAATTTTTTCAGTTTCAGGAGTAAAAGTAAAAGGACCAGAACTTTCTTCGTATCCCCTAGCAAATTTACGTCCTGTTACAGTCAAGTCCATAGGACCTACTTGTACAAAGTCTGGTTCAATTCGACGTATGTGCATACGTCGATTAATCCCAACGCTAGAATCCTCAGAAGGCGTTCCCCCAACCCAGCTAATATCGCAGGTCTTGAAAGATGAATAGATGGAGGTCTCCAAAGTTGGGGAAACTTTATTTAACCCGATCTCATGTTGCCAAAGGGCGTATCCTCCTTTAACATTGTAGATTAATCTCCCCGCTGGCAAAGGCACCGGAGTAGCTGGAAACACTACAGGATCTGCCATAGACGTTAGCGTTGTAATTTTTGTAACGCCAGGGTTTCCTATTGCCGATGTAAGAATAAATTGGCTATCTACAATTTGAAATACTTCTGAAGACGTTAAAGACTTAGATATATACTGACCCGGACTGAACGTCGGTGTTACATCCCCGCTAATATATACTTGGTATATTGTAGCTGCTGTTTGACCTGAAGGAGTGGCTAGAACCGTGTAAGGGACGCTGTAAATTGATTCGTAATCCCAATCACTCCAAATAGGTGTTGGGAACACTTCGGTAGTACATCCGCTTGAGCGATGAGCTCCGTCAGCCTGTCCGGCGTCGTACCAAAGTTTATCTTTTACATTGTAAATAATAGCATCTGTGCACTCTAGTGATGTGCCTCGAGGGTAGAAGAACCAAATCTCATTGTATCTTGGAACTTTAGTTGCCCAAACTTTTTGACGTTGGAAGTAGTTTAAATTATTAAATAGCCAGTTGACGTTCTTGTCATTTGCCAAAACTTGAACAACGCCATTGTAAGCGTAGAACCTATCAACACCCATCCAATAATAAACGCCATCCATTTCAGTGACTGCGTTAGATGACATGATAGAAATATCACTTGAAACAATATCATACTGCCAATACGTAGGTGGGTTATTAACAAACGAGACACGAACTAAACTGTCTGTTGCCCAGAATAACCCGGAAGGTGAGTTTGAACCTCCGCGAACAGGCATACCTTTTACAATCTTACCGGTAGCCACGTTGACCTGGTTAGCTAAAGGACCATTCCAGTTATCAAAACTTTGGTCCGCATAAATGGAACTTACATGGTTGTTTGCAATAAATCCATTGGACCCATAAACAAAAATAAAAGGGTGAAGAGAGCAAACACCGCCGTCAACTTGAATAGGTTGGTATGTTGGAGATGTACCTACGGTGTCAGCCACTACTTCAAACGACCAAGAGTTACTAACGTTTGAAGTGGTAGAACCGTAGAATACCGGAGATTCTACACCATTATCGATGTTATTTAAATTAAGTCCTGGATGAGTTATTAGGTTTAAAGCTCCACCCAACGGTTGGTATTGATAATCAAACTGCCATGATAATCTAGGATCCGTTTGAAATTTTACGTCTGCTAAATACGCAGTAGTAACTGTACCAGAAAGCGCCGGAGTAAAGTTCACTACAGTATTTGGAGTAGTAAACGATGAGGATGTTACCGTGTATACTGTTGGGTTAGTACTTTGTGTAAATACTACTTTAGTGCCTGCGGGGTACATCCCTGTTCGGCCAGCTGTTGCAGATCCCCCAATGACCGTAAATGATCCTGTAGTATTTGCTGTAACAGCAATGGGCGCATATCCCACATTAAAAATTCCAGAATACGGACCGTTACCCACCGCAATATTTTGATTGGTAGTAAAGATATCTAAATTAGTGGCTGTTCCTGAAAAAATATAATTTAGCCCGTTGTATGAGTTCATCACCATACCTCGAGAGATACCATTAAATGATGCCGCTATTTGAGTGTACCCACCTATTTTTTTAGGGATACCACGTTGAAATCTACACCAAACTCCCTCGGTATATTCTCTTGATTCAAATGCTGTACCATCTCGTTTAATTCCAGGTTGAACAGCTAGAGTGTATATTTGATTATACTGGTCTTGAGCCATTTAGAACGTTCCGCCAGAAATTAATTTAGCAACAAATGTGGCCGGCGTTGAGATTACTGGAAGTAGGGTGTTGGTATTATCTATATTAAGCATTAACGTACTGTTTGCTGAAAGCCCTAATTTATTAGTGCCTTGTAAATACATACCCGTGTGTGCATCATTTGTAAATGAAAAAGACGGAGTTCCAGCGGATCCATTGGCTGCGTAGAAAATATTAATGGTGGATTGAGTTAAAACATAAATACTTCCCGCATCTGTTAAAATAGTAACAATTTGACCGTTAGCTAAACTTAATGGTGCCGCTGAACTTCCTGAAATTTGAAACGTGATATTGTAAGATGACGCGTTCGTGTCATTAACCAACACATACATTTGAGTAATCGCCGGAAGTGTTACCGCTAATTCGTGAGTTCGAGTGCCAGATACTGACACATAGGTTTGAATAATTGGAGCATATGCCACCAAGCTTAATGTGTTTGGAACAATACTATCTACGTCATATGTTGCTGCAGAAAACGATACGTTTACTGGAGTGGCCCAACCCACAGTGTAAAAATTGCCAGAGCCCTCTTGGAAAAAAATAAATCCTGAATCCCCTGGATTTATTGCAATAGCCGCCAATCCATTAATCAACGATGGAGATGTAGTTTGGATTGTAAGCGTCCCAGTGCCACCGTTTCTAAATGATATATACCATCCGGCTGTTAGTGTGGCAAAATTGGGTAGCGTAAACGTTCCAGCACCACCATTCCAAACATACGTGGCTGCCCGGCTGCTATCTGCAATAGTGGGTGTAGAATTGACTAGGATGATATTTCCTGTAGTAGTCAACTTGCCAGCAAGAGAGGTAGCTAATCCATTTCCAGCTAACGATGCTGCATCTGCTGTAGAAGTCCCTGATCCGAATGTTACGTTTTTCCAAACGCCTGCCTCTGTAGAATTATCTGTTAGATAAAAATAGATGGAGATTCCAGGGTTGACAATTACCGCTCCGGTACCGGCAAAATTAACTACCGCGAACGCTGCCGCTCCGGTGTTCCTGATAAGGATGTCTGTACCTACAGAGCCTTGATTGCCCTGAGGAAGAATAACATTAAGACTTGCTACCGATGTTGCGCAATCCATAATACGAGCTGCAGGAACTTGGGTTGGGTTGACAACCGCAGGCCAATACAATTGAGTGGATGTCGTGAATGACAAAGAGTAGTAGGATACGTCCGTTGGTTCAACAACGGTACCTGTAAACGGTGAGGTGTATGTGTTTGTCATTTATTATGGTTCCTGAATCGTGGAGTTTCTATCGAGGCGACGAGAATCATCCTCTTTCTTAAGCGCGACTAATGAATCATCATAGTACTGCTTCCAAATTGGTAACTTATCGAGAGCTTTTAAATAGCCTTGAGCTTGAAGTAAGGCCCCAAAAAGCATTGCTTGAGGACACTCTCTAGTAAATAAGTTTTGTTGATTTGTTGTATCAAGCGGTTGAATTTCACTATAGTATATAATTTCAACAGGGTAGTCTTGATCTGGCTTAGGGGCAAACGCCCAGTTATTGTAATCATACTCAGCATAATACAACGGCTTACCATTGTCAGATTCAGATTGGTACATTGATACGTAGTCTTGACTGCGCATTAAAACAGGCTGTCCATTGACTTTCATAGAGGCCGTCTTGCGCCATCTTGCAGGTTTTGATAGTACAACTTGATTAACTGATAGTGTTGTTTCCACAACAGTTAGTTGCAAATAAGTTTTAAGTTCCGCCGCAATTGCGGATTCTGCTAACCCAATTAAACTAGGAATTTGTGCGACGAACTGTGCGTCGTCGCGCTCCATGTAATTGATAATATCTTGGATCAAGTTATCGTACGTTTGTTGGTATGCGCCGCTCATGCTACCTCGTATATGGAGCTATATTGGGTTGGAAGTAGATAGGAGATTTATCACGATCTTCTTCTTCAGCTTGTGTTCTTAATTCCAAGGCTTCTTGTTTTAAGTACGTCACTCTGCCTAAATCTACTTTAGGCAACTGTAAAGCCAATTTATGGGATAGTTCAGCTTGAATATATGTTATCCAACGATCCGGTAAATATAACTCATTGGTCAAACTACCTACGTCTTGAGGTTGCAACTCAAGAATGAATTGAAAGATCTGGTAGTTATCATTTGGTATAGGCCAGAAATAAATTTCGGGATCAATTTGACGATTGAACCAGTATTGTAATGACCGTTCACCTGGGAATTGTTTGTTTGGCAGATTAAAATAATCTGTTCTATTTAATCTAGCTAATGGGATAACTTGTTGACTTTGAGCAAATTGAATTGCGCGAATAGAAAAAGTTGATGTCGTGTTTCTGTTTTTTAAACGATAATAATAGAATGCTTGAGTCGATGTGATAGTTAAATACTTCCACTCTTCGTCTTCCAAAGTGACAGAATCAAATGCTTGCCAAAATGTCCAATTAATTCCATCGTTACTAACTTCTAAATTTAAATCGTAGGTGGTTGATCCAACTGGAGAATACGCATTAAATCCAACATAAAACAATCGAGTTTGTTGTTGAAATTGAGCACCAAAGTAGTTTTTACTAAGTGTTGATGTGGCATTAAATGTCAAATCAGCATTGACAGATTGATCAAACAACGCCGGAGCATTTACGTTATCGGTAGGAAGCGCGGTTGCAATTTGAGGATTAATTGCATATATCCAATTGGCCTCTAATATATCAACCACGTTTCTTGGCATTTTCATGAATTGTTGAAATGCTTTAGGCCCCAACACTTCAATCTTTTGTAACCATAAATTAATTCCGCGGTTAGCGGAATTTTGTAATATATAAAATAACGCTTGCTTACCGGCGTTAATATATTCTGGTGTAATCTCTTCCGCAGCTTTACCGGCATCGCGGTAAGCGTATGAAATTAATTGATCAACAGTAATGTTGGTTACGTTGTACGTTCCAGAGTATGCCATTATTTCTTCTTAGGAGCTTTTTTAGGTAAATTCTTTGGGGCCGGACCCTTAACAAATTCCTTACCTACTTTTTTAGGAATACCGAGAGTGCTTTCACCCTCGGCTGCCGCATACATCGCCTTCTGTTGAGCTTTTGACTTAACTGGCATATTATCGATCCGTGAAATTACGATTGCTTTGTTGAAATGCTGGTGAGTTAATCAACGCTTCAATTTGTTTACGATTCATTCCACGTTTGGCATTTGGGTTTTGTTGTTTAAATCGATCATATGCGTTGGCTGATTGTGGGCCTTGACCTTGCATTAAATTACGATCACTATCGGAAATAGCACCTTGACCTTGCATTAAATCTATAGGTCCACCATCGGCCTTATGTGGTACTCTCCCATTTGTTATAGGGTATTTAGCATTTATAGCATCTAGCTTTTGTTGCATTTGTGCATCTAATGCGTTCATGTTATTGCCATAGTCAATCAAAGCACGAGCGCCACCTGCATTTGGTCCAGTATTACCTGTATCTCGTTGAGCTTTTAATGCAGCACGTTGTTGAGAATACCATTCACGAGCATCTTGCTGTGCAGAAGAATTTAGTCTAGTATTAATTCCTGCTTGTTGCATTTGAGCAGATTGTTGTTGTCGAGCAATTTGATCTGGAGTAATAGCTCTTGGGGTAACATAAGGCGCTGGCGTGTTATCCGCTGCGTTAGGATAGTTAGTATGCATCATTGTAAG